AGGACTTCACCCTGCACTAAAATATCTCGGAACTCTTCTCTATCAATGACTTGTTGGTCGAACAAGGAAGTTAGTGCTGTAATATCCTGACCTATTAATCTTTCAATATCAAAGTCTCTACTAATCTTTACTTCTGGTGGTTCAATACCAACATATTCAGCAGATAAATTAAATGCTTTTTGAAGTTTTTGCTCTAATTCCATAGAAACCATAGCAAGCATAGAATTAGTATCTACTCGGTCTAATCTTCTTGCATCAGCAGATTCGGCTACAAATTTTTGCTGTGACAAAGTACTGATACCTAAAGTTGCCATCTGCATTTGTAGTTCTCTTATTTCGGCAGATTGAGCATCAAAAGCACTAGAAGCTGGTTCTACATAGTAAATTCTATTACCAGGTTGTGTTGCCATCGCATAATTAACAGAAATAGCAAGGTCTTTGGTCTGATCGTCATACCCTTCCATAACAAGCATTGGTTGAGATGCAACATGCAAACTATGAATTAAATCAGCCTGTCTTTGAAAATGTGCAAGGTGGTTTACTTACTAAATTTTCTGTTTTACCCGAATAAATAGTGACAAGAGGTATTTCACCAAGAGAAAAACTACCAGATTCAGCTAATTTATAATCTTCACCTGTAGTTCCAGTATTAAACTCTCCCGCATAAGAACCATCATCAATGTCATACATCGCATCAACTTGATCTGTTTTACGAAAAACTCTATACCTACCAGGTTCTATAACTCTTACTTGATCGAATACTTTTTCACCAAAATCACCATCTGGCAATACCGCCTTTTCACCTAGTCTCACTTGTATCAAATTACCATAATTAGATTCTCTATCCAATCTCCAACCATATAAATTATTAGGATCAACTTCTATCCAATATGGCCTACGATTCTGTTGACGTTCTTCTGCAAGGCTAACAGCACCAGAAGGTGCAGGATAATCAACAAGAATATGACTTTGACCATAAGTTAATGAACACATTAATATCCTTCTTGCATATTCATCTAAATCTGATTTACAACCATCAACATCCATTTTAAACATTTCAGTCCAATAAGGATCACCAGTTAATGCTATTGGTTTACGAAGAACTAAACCTGTAGCTGCTCTTATTAATCTTTGTGTAAAAGGACTAAATACTGCCCTATTTACCCTTGCCATGTAAGCAGTGAAATCTTCTCTAGGTTCTAATGGCAAAAACGCTTCACTATTCTCTCTTAAATATTCTGTACCTTCAGTAACAGCTTTCATTATTTCCCAACCCTTCATCATATTTATAACAGCCCTAGTTTTAGTAAAAGGACTATCTATACCACCTATAGATGTAGATGTTTGAATTTTTGTTCTAATCTCGCCAGGAATTGAATAAGTCATTGATTAGCACCTCCATCTTTTAAGAGCTAAGTTTATTCTGCTATTTGGATCATTTTTCTTTTTAATATTAGTCATTTTTCTCTTCATACCTTCCATCCTAGAACAAAAACTCTTTCTTCTTCTTTTTTCTGACTCTGTTAATCCACTCTTTTTAGTTACTGGTGCTTGTAAATTACTTCCTGTAGCTCTGTTATATTTTCTTCGTCCTTTAGCAGTCAGCCCACCTTTCCTAGACTTTTCACCTCTTCCTAAAGTTAAACTGACTCCTCTTCTTTTAGCCATTACTTTCCTTTTTTCCTCATGGCTATTGCATGTGCCTGCATAAATGTCTTGCCCTTTAACATCTCTTCTTTCATTATTTTCATGTGCTGTGCAGTATGAGTACCCTTCTTTTTATGATTTGCTAAAGCAGTCTTCTGCCTATCTGTAAGTTGTTTTTTAACTTTCATTTCTTTTTCCTCTTTTTTTTCTTGGAACGTAATTTTTTAAGATCAGCAGCCGTGATCTTATCTCTCGGTGGAGCAACCGCAGCAAGCTTACGTTGCTTTGATGAGTAAGATCCTTTAGGCATTATGCAGCGTTAGTGATAGCACCATTAGTTGTAAAACTTACACTAACTGTTTCTAAATCACCAGTATTAGCAGAAAAT